CCGATCCAGGCGGTTCGATCAGCGGCTGGCCAACCGCTTCCTTCATTTTGTGTTCGTGGGTGACGACCTGGCCGATGGTGGCTTCACAGCGATTGGGTGGCGGGATGCAGGCGCCGGTTCCACCGTCGTACTCGCCTGAGCACGTACCGAAACGCTGGATATCGAAAAAGAATGTGCCGTTGTAGGTGCCGGCATCATTGGTAAGCGATAGAACACAACGGGCGACGGTTGGACTGGTAAACGAGTAAGTCGAGCCAATGGCTCGATACTGCGCATGCGTATAAAGCGGAACAGCTGCCGA